CCGGCGACTTTATCCACGCGATGTGCAGTTATGGAGCGAAGAAGTGAGCGAGCAACCCATCCCCTACGAAATCACCCCCACCGGCCACGCCGAATACGCCGCCCTGGTGAGGGACGCCAAGCGGTATAGGGCCATCCGTTCATGCCATGACAACAAGCACAAGCCCGTTTCGGTTGTCGTTTGGGGTGATGAGCCTTGGGAGCCAGGAGCCGGCGAGCAGTTGGACGCCGTTGTTGACGCATTGGAGGCCAAATGATTAACCCATCAACCCTAGACAGCTGCCTGCGCCGCTTGGACACGATGGCCGGGGAAACCTACCGCCGGGACTTCCGCGCCACCGCACAGCTTGCCAAGCGCGTTATTCGGCAGCTTGCCACCGACGCAACCGGCACAGAGCGCCGCTTGGACTTCATCGCCCAGCGCATCAGCGAGGCCACCGCCGCCCGCCCGCAGTTGGTCTACCGCACGCAGGCTACCGGGGAGTATCGCTGGATGGGCGCGGCAGGCAAGGGCGCTGCCCGGGTGCCTGCAAAGCAGATCGTCGGCACCTACACGATGGGCGCGGACTGGCGGGACATTCGGGAGGACTTGACGGCATGACCAGCCCGACGCAGCGCACCCTAAAGCACATGCGGGACGCGGGCTACACCGCCGAGGTGGTAGAGCGTTGGATTCCTGGCGCGAACATCCGCAAAGACCTGTGGGGCTTCGTGGACGTTCTGGGCATCCACGCAGACACCGGGGAGGTGCTGGCGGTGCAGTCCACCAGCTACGGGAACATGAGCGCCCGCGTTCGCAAGATTACCGACCACGAAAACTTGCCCATAGTTCGCTTGGCCGGGTGGGCGCTGCACGTTCACGGCTGGCGCAAGGTGGGGTCTAGGTGGCAGGTCAAAGTTAAGGACTTGAGCTGATGAGCGCCAAAACGAGCGTCGCGAAGTGGGAGGCTGTAGAGCGCCTAATCAGTGAGCTTGAGGCCGACCTGAACAGGCCGGAGGGGCGATGGGGGATGCACGGCCACCCTTGCGTGGATGATTGGTATTACACCGGCCTGGAATACGTCATGGCGAAGTTGGTGGAAATAAGGGACGCCGCCTGATGAGCCGGGCCACGCTAATCCTGATGCTGGCCGACGTACTCAAGCGACACCCGACGCGGGAGGAATACGAAACGGCTTGCCGCAGGCTTGGCCCCGGCTGCGTGGTCTATGTGCCGCTAACGTGGCCCGCAATGCAGGAACAAGCGCCCGAGGTTATCCGGCTGCGAGGGCAGGGGCTGAGTGTTCGCCATGTGTCCCGGTTGACGGGCCTTAGCAAGTCTGCGGTGCATCGCATCCTGTCCCAGAATTGCTTGTGCCTTGTGGACACGGAAACGGTTTAACTGGGACAACGGAAGGGAGGGCGGGGGATGGACAAGCGCAAAGAATACCGGGTTAGACCGAGCCTTATTTCCTCCGCATGGTACGCGGAGGTGAGGGCTGCCTTCCCGTTTCGGGTTTTCGGGTGGTCACGAATTGGCGACTACTACGACAATTCAAAATTGGCAGAGGCGGCTTGCCGGAAGCACGCGGGTGAAGGTACGAAATACTTAGGCCGCCTGCCATGACCCGCACCATCACCCACAGCGAGTTCACAGCCGGAAGCGGCGAGCCGGTCTATGTGTCCACCGTCCACTACGCCAGCCGCGCCGAGCGCGAGGCCGGGGACGCCGCATGTCGGCATGTGGTGGCTGCAGCCGCCTTCCAGCCGCTGCCCAAGCCGGGCGAGCCGTTTGATGCGCCAGAGTTTGGCGTTGGGTACGCGGGCACCGAGGCTTACCGCGCAGAGCAGGCGGCCAAAAACGCCGAGTCGAAGGCCGCACTAGACGCGCTGGCCGCACAGGCGCAGGAGTTGGGCCTTTACGACAACCCCGGCGAGTACCGGGCCGGGTTGCAGTTTGAGAGCGCAGCGGGCGACCTAAACCCGCAGGCGTGTGTGGTTGGTGTGTGTGGAACGGAATGATCCCGAGACCCAGCGCCGACTTTTGGCCGGTGCTACCGAGGGCGCGGTGTTTGGGTGCCTTGTCAACGCCATGACGTGCAACAGGGCGGGGGACAGCGCAGGGGAAAGCCGGTGGCTCAAGCAGGCCGACAAGCTAGAGGGAAAGTTCATCACGCGGTTTGGTAGGCACTACGCCCACTTCTTGCCGCCGTATCAGCCGGAATAACAACAGGGAACCGGAGCCAAGGAAGGCTATGAAACCGACTCGCCACTACGTCATCCCCGATTGCCAGATACGCCCCGGCGACATTGCCGACCACCTGGACTGGATAGCGCAGGACATTGTGCGCCGCAAGCCGGATGTGATTGTCTGCATTGGCGACTTCTGGGACTTGCCGAGCCTGTCTAGCTATTCCCCCGCAGGTGGGCTTGAGAAAGAGGGCGCACGGGTGCTGGCCGACATTGAGGCAGGCAGCGAGGCGATGAACCGCCTAGTGGCCCCGATTCACTTTGAGCGCCAGCGCCTAGAGCGCCGCAAGCAGCGCAAGTGGAGTCCGCGCATGGTGTTTACCGAGGGCAATCACGAACACCGCGCCAACCGCTTCGCCTCCGATGACGCCCGCCTAGTGGGGCTGGTGGGGACGCATCTTCTGCCGGTGGAGCACTACGGCTGGGAGCGCTACAAGTTTGAGCAGCCGGTAGAGATTGACGGCGTGTGGTACTGCCACTACTGGAAAACCGCGCACAGCCCCCGGCCCATCGGCGGCAGCATTGACAACCGGCTAAACAAGCTCGGTTTCAGCTTCGTGCAGGGCCATGAGCAAGGCAAGCGATACGGTGACCGCCCGCTAGCCAATGGCCGGACTATCCACGGCATTGTGGCCGGTAGCTGCTATCTCGGCGTAGAGGGCTACCGAGGCCCGCAGGGCGCTAACGAGTGGCGCGGGACGGTGGTGCTGCATGACGTAAGACAGGGCGACTTCGAGCCGATGTTCCTAACCCTGCGCTGGCTCTGCCGTGAATACACCGGCTTGGAGCTGCCCGACTACTTGGCCAAGCACCATCCTGGCCGCGACTGGAGTCACTTCGCATGATCTGGCTAATCGCACTACTGCTAGCCGCCTTCCTCTGGGCGGCGTGGGATGACTTCGGCCCGGACGGCCACTGACTAGGAGAGGGCCATGGAAGGCCGCGAAGTAAGCAAGGGTGATTGGGATGTGAGGGGCCGGGACTTTGAAACCGCGCTGGCCGGGCCGGTCACGCCGTCAATCGTGGACGCAGACCGGGCGGTACGGGTGGAGTTCCGAAACGGCTTCCCGAACTGGTGGATGTACCGGACAGCCATTGCGGGCGATGACCTGCACCTGTCGGCCCTGCGGCGCTGGGTGGTGGCCTTCGCGGTGGCCTACGGCATGGAGGGCGGCATCAAGCGCCAAGCCTACAGCGACGAACTGGCCTGTGTCGCGGGCTGGGACGCCCTGCATATCCTCCTGCACGGCAGGCAGCTACAGCCGCCTAGCGTGACGGCCGATGAGTTGCGGGTTCACTCGCAGACCTACCTTCGGTTCCGCAATGCCATTTACCGCCGCCTGCGGGACAGCCTGGACGAATACTGGTGCCAGCTTGTGGTGGCCTACCGCTACGTCCTGAAGGCCGAGAGAAAAGTTTTATGAACGGAACCGAGGTTTGCCGAATCGCATGGTGTGATGGCCGCTAGTCCGTTGGATTGGACACGCCGGGCAGGAGCCGCATAAGCCCCCGGCGAACTAAGACGCGGTGTAGCTCAGTCCGGTAGAGCGCCCTCGGGTGGTCGGAGGTTCAAATCCTCGCCGCCGCGCATGTTCCAAAGTGACAGTAAGCATTTAACATTTACAGTCATTTCGTAACGCGCAAGTACCATATATGTGCCATTAACCCGCTTAGTGTCACTTATATGAGCCACCGGGCTGCCGGACAGATGTTCGATACCCGGAGCCGCTGAACCGCCGTGAGGCGCTGGCCCGCAGCCCCTTCCCCCTGCTTGGGGGCTGCATGGATTGGAAGTATCCGGTCGCTAAGGGCAAGGCAGGGCTAACCCGCCGTGAACGTGACGGCTGCCGGACGAAGGTCACCGGCACCACCTCCAGCCTGTATTCGATAGTTACAGGCTCCCGACTGTAAACATTCCCCGCATCCATTGCGGTGAATCAGCCCTTATTCCCCGCAGGCCCGCCCATGATGCCCGACGCCCCCGACGTTGAGACCGACGATGACGGCGCGTATGAGCCGCAGCCGATGGGGCTGTCGGACGGCGACCTTGTGATATTTGACCGGGCCGAGTTTGAGCAGGACTTCAACTGTTACGCGGCCATGAGCCGTGACGGCCAGTTGTGGGTTCTGGACAAGGAATCCCGCAAGTGGGTGACGGCTGAGAAGCCGGACGCCAGCAAGCCCCAGAAGTTCAGGTCGGTCCAGTGATGAGCCACCAGGGGGCCGAAGCCGTCGCCGCAGCCGCCAAGGCGGTCCCGGTAGCCGTGACCGCTGCGAGCGTGGCCGGATTCGGGCTACAGGACGGCGTATACGCGCTGACTATCGTTTGGACGTTCCTGCTGATTACCGGCTGGGTCTATGACCGGCTGATTAAGCGGGACAAGGACAGGTGAGCACGTCCCGCCAGTGGCTGACCTTGGCCGCTGCCGCTGCACTAGGCGCATGGGCGGGCTACCAGCTAGGCAAGCCGCCGACATGCGACACCCTCCGGTTTCGGGCTGCGGTGAGCCAAAAGGCCGCCGAGCTATGCACCGGGGAGCTAGTGGGCTGCTCACTAGGGTTTGAACAGGTCGAGCGCGTACTGGCCGACCAGGAAGCCGCCAAGGTGTGCAAGTGAGCAAGGGTTCAGGACGCAGGCCGCAGCAGGCCGATGAGCAACAGGTGGCCGACAACTGGGCCGCCATCTTTGGCAGGAAGGAATCTGCCCAACCAGACAAGGAACGGGTGACGCCTGAAAGGGCAGCCCATAGTCATGCCAGTGGGCCGCCCCCCGATATTCAAGACGGCTGAAGAGTTTGAAGCCGCCGCAGACCTGTATTTTGAGTCCTGCAAGCCTTCGGGCGACGATGACGGGGAAATCCCCACGGTAAACGGGCTGTGTCTGGCGCTTGGCTGCTGCCGGGACACGCTCTGGGAGTACGCAAAGAAGCCCGCGTTTTCCGACGCCGTTAAAAGGGCGCGTACCCGGCTTGAGATGGCATGGGAAAAGCGGCTGGCAGGCACGGCCTGTACGGGCGCTATCTTCTGGCTCAAGAACCAGGGCTGGTCGGACAAGTCCGAGCAAGTGGTGACGGGCGACGTCACCCTGACCACGCTAGAGCGCCGCATTGTCCGTCCTAAGGATTGATACGGCGGCGGTCTTTGAGCCGCTGCTAGCACCAGCCCGGTACAAGGGCGCAGACGGCGGGCGAGGTAGCGGCAAGTCCCATTTCTTCGCTGGCCTGCTGCTAGAGGATTGCCTGGCCGAGCCGGGCGAGTCTGGCGAAGGGCTGCGGGCTGTCTGCATCCGAGAGGTACAGAAAGACCTGGCCCAGTCTAGCAAGGCGCTGATTGAGGCCAAGCTAAAGACGCTGGGCTTGGGCGAGCGCCACGGCTTCAAGGTGTTCCGCGACCAGATACAGACCCCGAAGGATGGCCTGATCATCTTCAAGGGGATGCAGGACTACACCGCCGACAGCATCAAGTCGCTGGAAAACTTTAAACGGGCGTGGTGGGAGGAAGCGCAGTCGGCCACGGCCCACTCGCTCAACCTGCTACGCCCGACCATCCGCGCCTCCGGCTCGCAACTCTGGTTTAGCTGGAACGCCCGGCGCAAGACCGACCCGGTAGATGTGATGTTCAAGGGCGCGGAGCTTCCTACGGGAAGCGCCTACGTCCGGGCCAACTGGCGGGACAACCCCTGGCTGACCCCGGAACTTGAGCAGGAACGGCTGGATTGTTTGCGGATGCAGCCAGAGCAGTACGAGCACATCTGGGAAGGCGATTACGTTGGCGCGTCGGCTGGCGCGTACTACGCCAAGCATCTTGCCGAGGCGAAGGCGCAGGGCCGGATTAGCGTTGTGGCTGCTGACCCGCTGCTGACCCTGCGGGCCGTCTGGGACATTGGCGGCACGGGCAAGCGGGCTGACGCCTGCGCCATCTGGATAGTCCAGTACGTCGGCCAGCAGGTGCGGGTGCTGGATTATTACGAAGCGGTGGGCCAGGAGCTTTCGGCGCATGTGTCCTGGCTGCGCTCCAAGGGCTACGACAAGTCCGTCCAGGTGCTGCCGCACGACGGCGCACAGCACGACAAGGTTTACCGGGTGAGCTATGAAAGCTCGCTCAGGGAAGCCGGTTTCCAGGTCAAAGTTGTTCCGAACATGGGCGCGGGCGCGGCGAATAGCCGTATTGAAGCCCTGCGCCGATTGTTCCCGCAGATGTGGTTCAACGCCTCCACCACCGAGGCCGGGCGCGATGCGCTGGGCTGGTATCACGAAAAGCGCGATGACGCCCGAGGCATCGGCCTAGGCCCCGACCATGACTGGTCTAGCCACGCGGCAGACGCAGCCGGATTGATTGCCATTGACCACGCCGATTCAGGCGTGACGGCTGCCTACGCGCCCCTTACCTACAAGAGATTAACCCGCTGATGAAGCGCCCCAAGATGACCGAGGATGAGATTGCAGCGGCGGCGGTAGAGTCGCTGCGCCATGCCCTCGGCGGCCCGGACTCCGACGTTGGGCAGGCCCGCCTTCGGAATATCGAGGCGTACAACGCGGAAGCCGTGGGCGTGTTTGCGCCGCCTGAGGTGGATGATAGGTCGGACTTCGTGGCAACCGATGTGGCCGATACGGTCAACGGGATGCTGCCCCAGATTATGCAGATCTTCGTGGCGTCCGATGACGTTGTGGAGTTCGAGGCCAAGGGTCAGGGCAGCGAGGGCGAGGCCAAGCTGGCGACGGCCTATGTGAATCACCTGTTCTACGTCCGCAATGACGGCGTTTCCATCGTCCACGATTGGTTCTGGGACGCGCTGGTTCAGAAGGTCGGCTTCGTGAAGGTGTGGGTGGAGGAAGACGCCACCGACGCCAAGCAGCGGTATGAAGGCCAGTCGCAGGAGCAGCTAGTCATGCTGCTGCAGGACGGCTGGCAGTTGCAGGGCGAGCCGGAAGCCGACGAATACGGCACGCTGTCCTTCGTGGTGGTCAAGGAAGATCGCTACAAGTGTGTGAAGGTGGCCGTGGTCTCCCCTGGCGAGATGCGCGTTGACGGAAACGCCCGCTGGGACGATGAGCCAGCGATGATTGGCCAAGTGTTCTACAAGCGCCGGTTCCAGTGGGAGCAGGACGGCTTCGATGTGTCCGACTACGCCGGGTCAGGTGCCAGCCGGTTCGAGGAAGAATCGCAGGCCCTTCTGGGCGAGGTGAGCGACTTCTCGGTAGGCGCTGGCCATGAATCGCATGAGCTGATTCAGGGGTCTGAGGTTTACCTGAAACTGGACGCAGACGGCGACGGCGTGGCCGAGTGGGTCAAGGTCTGCCTTGTGGGGGACAAGCTCGCCCGAATGGAGGATGGTTCGGCAGCGATTGAACAGGTGGACGATCACCCGTTCGTGTGGATTTGCCCCAATCCGCGCCCGCATAGCTTCTACGGCGACTGCCCCGCTGACTTCGCCTATCAGGCCCAGCGCCTGCGCACCACGACGGTGCGGGCGATTCAGGACAACATGGTGCTGTCGGTCAATGGCCGCACCTACGTCAACACCAGCGCCGACGTAAACATCGATGACGTACTGGACTCGCGCCCGGGCGGCGTGATTCGTGGCCGTGGGCCTGCCGGTGACGCCTTGCAGCCCATCATCCAGCCCGCGATGGGCGGCCCGGCGTACCAGTTCAACGATTACATCGGCGCATGGGCTGAGAACCGCACCGGCTTTAACCGCTACAGCGCAGGCACCGACGCCAACGCCCTGAACAAGACCAAGGGCGGCGTGGAGATGCTGACGGCGAAGGCCGACATGCGTATGGGCCTGACCGCCCGCCACTTCGCGGTGGGTATGCGCAAGCTGTTTGCCAAGATGCTCAAGTGCGCGATTCAGTACCAGAATCAGCCTGAGATGGTGGCCTTGCAGGGCCAGTTCTACCCCATCAATCCGGGCGAGTTCCGCAGCCAGCTCCGCACCAAAATCAACGTTGGCCTTGGCACCGGCACCAAGGAACAACAGTCCATCCGCG